CCGTAGTATTTGTCAAGTCCCTTATCATAAGTAAGTCGAACATCAACCATCTTATTCTCTTTAGTCAAACGAGACTTGTGGTTCTTACAGTGAATGATGTTACCGATAACTTCAGTGCCATCTTTCTCTTTCTTCTTACTCAAATAGATAATAGAACTAGCTGCATACTTGAGTCCAGAACCACCACCCATTTCTTTTTGAGGGAACATAGAACCCACCACATCATATGTGTGATTGGTAACTACCATTGGAACTTTTGCTCTACCAAGTTTTAGAGTGAGAACACGAAATGCAGCTTTGAGAACTTGAGCTCTTGTCATGTCTCTTGTCTCTTTACCGTCTGCGGTATCTTCAACTTCTTTGGTAGTACTCAACATACCAAGACTATCCAGACACAAAAACATAGGTCTGCGGTCTGCTTCATTTTTTGCAAGATACAAATCCAACACCCTTAGAGATTGAGTTCTAAATTCTTGCACCGTAGTCACAGGCATAATCACCATACGATCGGGGTCAATACCTCTATCAATAATCATCTGTTTAGTAATTGCAGATTCACTCTCAAAGTATATCACTCCTGCGTTTGGATTCTTGTCCAGAAAGTTCTTGACAATACCCATCAGGAAAAATGTTTTGCCTGTTGCAGATTCTCCTGCGATTGCAGTAATCTTATTTGATGCAAGGCCGCCGTAAATGCTTCCACTCAGTAGTGCATTAAATATGTAACTACCTGTGTCGATAAACGAATCGACATCTCCTGCTTCGACACCATCACTTACTATAGATGCGTATTCATTACCCACCTCTTTGATAATATCTTTTAAAAAATCATTATTAGCCATATTTTATATATCTCCATTTAGTTATAGTATACCACAGGCATACCAAATTGTCAAGCTTAATCTTACACATATTGCAGATAACTTCCAATAATATACTTGGGTGAAATCACTGGTCGAGCTCCTGCGTGTATGTGTGTCCATAAAGGGGGGAACATAATACATGAACCCTTTCTACATTCAATCTCTATATCCATATTTGGAAAATAAGTATGTCCGCCTATGTTGTCATTAAGGTACATAAAGATAACTAGAAATCGTCTTGCGGTTGCGTAATCCAACACATCTACATGGGGTGGAAACTCATCAGAAGTATTCGGTAGATACCTTTTCATCTTAGGTGGTTCTAACGCAAACTTGTCAGGCCATTGATAAGGTGCAATGTCATTTTCATCTTTATAGGCCTCAACACATTTACTGATAGTTTGTGTTAGGAAATTAACATCATCTCTCCATATAGTATCGGGGGAGTGCAGCATATTAATCTGAGTAAGAGTTGAGTTCTCTAAACCATCTTCTGTAAAATGAGAATTGTTCTGAATCTCATGTACAGAAATATCATTTTCAAATTTATTGATAAAGTAATCGCAATGTTTGTCAGAGAGAACTTCATCAAATACTGTAATATAAGAGTTCATTATATTTTAAACCCACCAAAGTCAGAACGTGATGAGCTTCCAAAATTAGACTTATCAAATACAGGTTGATCAAAATCATCTTTGTCTGGTGTTTGATTTGAGTCTGCAAGATTAGATTGTTCAGAAAAATCAATATCATACAGTCGCATCTTTGATCTGTCAATACCCACCACGAATCGTTTATTCACTGATGGATCATTGTATCGATTCTTGAGCTGCTTGACTGCAATCTGATTCAACTCATCAAGCTCTTCATTACTGATAAGTGCAAACATGAGGTCAGCAGTCGCAGGCAAGCCAAAACTTTCACTGGTATCTTCCAGACCTACATCACTATTAGAGAACCCACTACGAGTGGTCTGTGTTGCGCTCATGATAGGTACGTTAGTCTCTACTGCAAGTCCTCGCAGTTCTTCTGCGATTGATTTGATATAGAAGTACGAACCGACATTTGCGTTTCCCTTGAATCGTGATGACGAACAGATATTCAGATAGTCAATAAAGATAATATCTGGTTTGAATGTTTTCTTGATAGCCAACTCTTTAATCAATCCACGAAAGTGTCCAGAGTGTGCGCTTGCGGTTGGATACTCTTTGACAATCAGCTTACCAGAGGTAGACTTAATAATCTTATTAATCTTGTTGTCAAACATTTGTTTGGGTAGGTCATGCAAGTCTTCCATAGAGATGTTCATCAGGTTTGCGTCAATGCGTTCTGCGATACGTTCTTCTGCCATCTCCAGAGTGATGTACAATACATTCTTTCCTTGAGACATACAGTTCGCTGCAACGTGACACATAAACAAAGACTTACCGACACCAGTGCCAGCAAGTGCGATGTTTAACGTCTTCGGAGGCAATCCCCCTTTTGTTATCTTGTTAAAGAACTCCAAGTCGAACGGAATTTTTTCCTCTACGGTATGGTAGTAGTCAAATCGAGATTCACTATCCTCTAAGTAATCATGACCTACATGATTATCGAACCCTACTGCGAGAGCATCTGTGAGTATAATCGGAATGGAATCCGCGCCGCGAGCTTTGTCTTTGCCGTCTATGATTGAGATACCCTCAACGATTGCGTTATAGACTGCTCGGTCTTTGCACCACTTCTCCGTGGTTTCGACTAACCATTCATAGTTGACTTCTTTGTCAGCTTTCAACGACTTGACTGTTTCCAGTATACGGGAAATATCATTCTCGTTTAAATCTCTGCGTGTGTCTATCTCTATCTCCAGAGTAGACTTAGTAGGGAGTGCGTTATACTTCTCTACGAACTTCTGTATTTCTTCGAATACTATTCGTTCTGTTCTATCTGCAAAGTATTCACCCTTTATGAATGGTAATACTTTACGAGCATACTGTTCGTTTCCGACAAGCTCTGAAAGTGTTGTTCGTTCAATCGTCTGATCTATACTCAAGATTTTCTTCCTCTGTGTGTTCATCGATGATCTCTACTAGTATATCACCAATGATATTAAAGAACTCTTCTCCGAATTCTTCTCTATCAATATCTGCATTATCCAGTATAGTATACTCAAACCGAAATTGCAAGTCCCCTTTGGAATTTAATTCATCCTCTTGTGGTAATGCAACTTTGCCGTATTGATAAACAACACCTTTATACTTACCCTCCGATAAGCGTAGAGATGCTTGTTTATCCCCTTTGCGTGTTACCCATGTATACATCAGAACGGCCTCGTTCGTCCATGAGACTCTATCTCAAGGACTCTTAGTTCAAGGTACTCTAATACTATCGGGTAATTTCTGAGCTCTTTAGGGCGGTCATTAGAATCTTCTCTGAGAATCACCATCCTTCTTTCTAGGTGATGTATCTCTCCACGAATTGCGTTTAACATATTGGTATCAAAAGAACTTAGTTGAGGGTTGCTCATGATAACGCCCTTTCGAGATGAGGTTGTTCTACGAATTGTCTGCGAGACTTGTAGAAACTCATCGGTTGTTTGAACCAGAATGGTTGTGGGGATGCAGAGGACGGTATGTACCCAATCAATCGTGACTTATCATTAAGAATGTAAGTATGGTTAGGCTGATTGGGAGAATCCCACTCGGTTATTTCTTTCAGTACTTTCATCATATATCCTTAGTATTTATACAGGGTAGTGCAATCGAATAGCGCTCAGTTTTAGGGGGTGGCCACTTTGGTAGCGCTGGGAAATAATGCTTAGACACCTTATTGCATTTATAGTTTACTAAAGCCATTCCAGTTTCTAAGCCCCCTTTCTCTTTTTTATTTAATAAGCTCCCCTCTCACCCATACCAGAGACCGTCAACTCGTCAGTCGGCCCGTTCTCCTGAGTGAGAGAGTATCGGCAGAAGTAGCCCGTTGGCATATAGGTGGCATAGTCGCCTGTCCTATTCGCCGATTACAGCTACTGCTCCGAGTTAAATTGAGAAGAAACCAACATGTACCCCCACACCATAATATATTTGGATCTTTCATCGTGGGCCAACCAACCTTAATGGCTTCTTCTCAAACTGTTAAGTCGTATAGACTAATTCTCCTAAGTGAGAAAGACTAGCAGTGTCAAATGACCTAGTGGGATTACCACTCCAGAAGTCTCTCTCTTTTTTCATCTTATGTTACCATTATACTATATGGAACAGGGTTTGTCAAGGCCTAGATTAATATTAATATCAACCCGAACCATGCTATTATTCCTAACACCATCACTACGAAAGCTTTGAATAGAAACACAAGCGTTATCAATGGCGATGTAAGCACCATGTATACAGCCCACCCCATCAACAGTATGACTAATAGTGACATTACGATTCGTATTCCTCTACCAGTTTCTCAGTCAGCGTGAACATATCATTCTCATCGACCACACTCGCAAAGATAGACGATGCAAGTATGTCCTCTGCACGGCGCATACACTCGTTGTATACGGTTGCTGAATATTTCCATTCAATTGTGTACGCTGGTGCGTTGTCTTCGTAGTGTCTCATAGGAGTCCTTCCAGTATGGTCTTATTGTCCTTGTTCGCAAGCTTCTCAGCAATCGAAATATACACATCAATTGCACGAATTAGATGTGGTGCAACCTGAGCTTTAAACGCAAGCTCCATATACTTCTCTGCATCCTCTACCGTAGCGATTCTATACATATTCGTCTCTCTTTCTCTATCTTATATAACCATTATAGTGCATACAACATCATTTGTCAAGCACTATCGATATTAGCTAATACGGCATACCGTAAATAATCTCTCTCTGTGGTAGCCGATTTGAATGACTCTTCTGACCAGTTGTTAGTGAACACTTCACAGGCTTCTTCGAACGCCATCTGATTTAATGGAACGGTCTTTCTAAAGACAGATGCCCGATTGATCAGCTCTATCTCATATGCATAATGGTCTGTCTGCCAAAGCAGATACTTGATATGATTAGATGGTGTAGTCTTGGTTTGTATTAGCGTTCTTGATATTGGCATTCTTTATCCCTTTTCCGATTCAACATAGCTAGTATACCACTCTGGCTGGGGTATGTCAAGTACTTTGTGCTAAATAAAGCTAAATAAATCGCTTGACTTTGTGTGTGTTGTGTGGTATAATCGGCATATTCTCTCTGTGTGTGGGAATCTGAAGACGATAGACTGTGGA